CGTCGGAAGCCAGATGGGAAACTTCCCACCCGGCCCCCAGCGATAGCCCATGTCTTGCGGGTAAGAGGCCACCATGCAGTTCCACTCCGGGGTTTATCCCGGTAACGGCTCGCACGAAGGAATCTACCTGTGACTTGGGCGTCTGGGTAAGTTGTTGTAACACTCGTTGCCATCGCACCCAAACTGGGTCGTAGCGCGAGATAGACCGATTACCTCGTTTTCTGTAAAGCAGAGTTGCGCGCACCCCCAAGAAGCTCGAGGGTGTCACGTTTCTCCGCCGTCCATAGAGACGAGGACCCACTAGCGCCTGCAAATCTCCGCAGTAACGCAGGAGTGGGTTAGTGAGGGCGTCGGTTGCGCTTGTGATCAGAGTTGTATCCTGATCATCTATCCAGCCAGATTTGAGAGAGTTTCTAAGATCTGGTGGAATGCGTAGTATAGCGGCCCGCCAACAAGCCAACAAGCGCCGATCACAGCCAAGGCTGTGGTTACGGGCCCGCGCGAGGCGGCGGATCGCGTTACACGTTTGCAACCATCGCAAAATGGATGTTCCATTTTCATTATCCTCATGAATTTCCTCAGCAGTCACGCTGAAGAAGATCGGTCTTACGTTGGTCCCGTCCCACCAATCCGCACCGCAACTTTCGCGGAACGGTCCCTCAAGAAAAGTTTTCTTGAGGTTAAGTGGGAACCCTAGGAAGTCCAAGAAGGGCAACAACAGGTCTGCAGTCTTACAACCACAGATGATGTCATCACCGTACACACGGTAAGGTGCGTCGTCTTGGACCTTCTGTCTACATGCTCGAACGGCGGCCCAAAAGATCAGGGTCTCCAATTCAAATGTGTAGCCATTGCCCATTGCACTAAAGGATTCCATAGGAACCCACGCAGCATCACTTTTGGCAGCCTCGTCACTAGCCCCGTGGGGCAGCATGCGAGTTGTCCGTGTCAGCTGCATGGCATGTAGCCAACCGGGGTTCGCTGTTTCGAGAAGAAACGGCGGTAACCTACGGGCTATGTGCCCGGAGGCTCCCTTAAGGTCCACAGTTACTAATGTGGATCCACGGAGGCTTCCTTTCTGAGCTAGGTGTTGATTCGGAGTTTGGTTATCCAAATCTAAACCGTTCAGGCGAAGACGATGACGAATCATCTCGCCAATACCCAGTTGTGCGAATACGTTTAAACCAGGTTGGGGACGAATCCCTCGCATGGTTTTCGCATTCTTGGGGACCATACGGTTACGGTCGCCAGGCTCTAATGTCATATCGAAGCGATACACCATCTCTTCCTCCCCACATTCGTGGGAGAAGACGTCGGGTGCAACGCCTGACACAGCCTCGAGCCAGGGGGTACTCTCTGCAAGGAGAGCCGCCCCTAGAGCAGCGAAGTCAGCAGTAACGCTCGGTTGACTAAGTAGTTTCTCATAGTCAATCGTACCAGTTTGGGCCGAAGCCTTACCTGGACCGAACCTACATGCCTCCAACCACTCGGTGGGGTGAAACGCTCCTAGAACACGGCTAATATCGGCCTGCATCCTAAACATTAGATGCAAGTATGCCGCCTCGTCCCCTCGGGGACTAAACCGGACTCTAGCGAGACGCTCATTTGTCTTGCGACAATGTATTTCTGCCGCAAGATCGGCGCCTTCGCAGGCACCGACCGGGTCAAGATCCGCATGCTCAAAGTTCGGCCATTTGGCCAAAACGCTGACCGCCAGGTAGTCATCCCTAAATTGCAGGGGCGAACACCACGACGAAACAAGCGGCACGTCACAGTAGTCTTGTGGACGTACTGTTCGTGTCACTAGTTGCTCATACTCCTGATACTTTAGGAGGAGAGCACAGCTCAAAGAGATCGGAGTATCAAGACTTGCCCACATAACTTTGGCAACCTCGAGGTAGTCCGCTTCCGTAAGTTGGAAAGCGGAACCCATCTGGATTAGCGCTTCTGTTTCGCGCTTAACACGTCTTTTGGACGCATTATCCAGGTTCACTGAAGTTTCAGTTGAGCCCATGTCGTCATCCTATGTTAGCCGGAGATTGACTCGCCGGTGGTACACAGGGTGAAGATCGGAGCCAAGCCAAGCATTGCAGCAGCCGAGTTCATCAGCTCCTGCTTTTGTGCTAGCGTGGATCGTTCATGGGTTTGGGCCTCGAAGCTGAAGTAGTTGGCGAAATCAAGTTCGCCGGTCGTTGCATTCACCACAGGATGGGTGATGCGACCATTAACGCGATCGTACTTCCCTTGCTTCTTTGGGATAGCGACGTTAGCCCGTTTGACGCCAACGGACGTACCTTGGTCACGGTTCACCCAGGAGGCCTTTGCCCCTGTTTGGACCGCTTCCGGTACATACGTCTTAGCGGCGTTAGCGGAGTCTTTGAGAGTGATATTGGCAATAGTAGCCATAGTGGATGCCTCAGAAAGAAAAAGGGATGGAAGAGTTCAGCTGATGCGCGGAAGCGTCATCGGCCTTTTCGGATCTAAGAACACTTGCTTGACAATAGCAAGCAGATCCAAAGTGCGCTGAACGTTCATGTCAAATTCGAGACGTATGCCAGGGTGAGTAAATCCTGGTATAATCCGTCGTTGAAAACGGCGCTCGATAACCCAAGGAGAGTGAAACGAGTTAATTTCCCCTGAGTTGATTGTAGCAACGTCGACAGGGACGCAATTTGCGTACCGATGACGCACACTTGACTGCATAGCTCTACAGGCCCACCCGTCCAGGAACTTCTTACCCTGGAACGCCGTGAGACCCTCGAGCCAAGAGCCAAGGTTGCTACACCAGTTCAGCATAAAGCTGGCCGGCGTTAACTCAAACGCCAACACGAATGGGTTCAGCAAACCCATCGACTGGGCACCAGCGAGAGAAACATTTTCAAGCTGGTACATGTACCCAACTCTGACATCATAATCACGGTGTAATTCTACGTGGTTCGTGACAGAGAAGATGATTAAGCCACTTCCCGGTGCGGAAAACTGTACACCAGGGAAGACATCTCGCCACTCCAGATGGGCCTGTTTCCGGGCTTCCATCCGAAGGACGATAGGCTTGGTACGTAGCAAATCGTAGATCGTCTTGCAAAAGGACTCGATGTCCATTACGACGAGCCTCCAGCCGTAGCGATACGCAAGCCAGTTTTGCTGGACTGACTGCGTGCGGCTAACCCCGTGAGGGGTCCGAGGGAGACCTAAAGCCCGTGCTGCGCTTCGAAACTGCAAGCGCTTTACGTGGTTGTAGGCTACGAGAATTCGCTGGGCTGCTCCGTAGATCATATCTATGGTCGAACGGGCCTCAGCGAGTGTAACGGGAAGGTTCGCACCGCTACCGGAGAGTTTGGAGTTCAATTTCTCGAACGCCTGGTTCTCAAGTAGTACAAGGTACGAATCGTCGATTGATACTGGCACCCGTGCAACATTAGGTACCAGCCACCACTCGTACGTAGCTAAGGGGTTTGACGTTCCCTTAAGCCGCCCCGTCGCACATATTCGCTTACTGTTGACGACCTGCTGAAGATCATCTTGGTATGGTTGCGTCGGCAAGAAGCCGTTTTGGAGGATATAACGAGCCCGGGCGACTTTCGTCTTGAGCGCGCTATTATTCCAAATCCGCGACCGTTCCTGATAGAACTCATCCACTCCAGAAGGATTTCCGACCGCGTTGTAAGTGCGGTAATTAACGGTTGTCCGATGTCGTGTGATGCGGGTCTGTGAAGGCACGGTACTACCTCGCGAATAGTGCTACCGTCACTCCATGGTTTATGGAGCTACCGGTATAAAATCCAGCTGAGTTAGGCTGGTGCATTTGGACACAGACCACGAGCGAATGCTCTAGGTCCCGAATGTTCCCGGGTGGTCCGACCTCTCCAGGTCGG